CGATGCGCTGAACCGGGAAGTAGGTTGAAGCACGTCGTCATGTTCTCGGGCGGGATCGGTTCGTGGGCAGCGGCAAAGCGCGTCCCGAACCCAAAGACGTTGCTTTTCACTGACACGCTGATTGAGGACGCCGACCTATACCGCTTTTTGGAGGAAGCCGCTGCGAACGTCGGCGGCGATCTGGTGCGCATTGCGGAGGGCCGCACGCCCTGGCAGGTCTACCACGACCGTCGATTCCTCGGTAACTCCCGCTTCGACCCATGCAGCCATGTTTTGAAGCGTCGGCCAGCGGATCACTGGCTGAAAGCAAATTGCGATCCGGCTGATACCACGATCTATGTCGGCATTGATTGGACCGAGGAACATCGCTACATCAAGCTGCGCGATATCCGCGCCAAGGCTGGCTGGAATTACCAGGCCCCGTTGTGCAAGGCCCCGTTCGTCCTGAAAAGCCAAATGATCCTAGACCTCAAGCGCGAGGGGATCGCCCCGCCACGGCTCTATAGCGAAGGATTCAGCCACAACAATTGCGGTGGCTTCTGCTGCAAAGCCGGTCAGGGACAGTTTGCGAACCTGCTGCGCGTCAAGCCAGCGCTGTACGCCGAGCACGAGGCCAAAGAGGAAGCGCTGCGCGCCCATCTTGGCAAGGACGTATCCATGATGACCGACCGAACCGGCAACGGAGTTAAGAAACCGCTCACGATGCGGACGTTGCGGCTGCGCATCGAAGCTGGCGGGCAAGTCGATATGTTCGACATCGGCGGCTGCGGGTGCTTCGCATGACGTGCTCACCTTCACGCGATAAAAACCTGAGCACCGGCCCCGCTTTGAGTGACGGTGCTGAGTGAGTTGGCCCGACAACCAGCCGGCCTATGACTACCGCACGGGGTTAGACGGGGCGCTCGATAAACTCGAAATCATGACCGGGTTTCGCTTGGACCCGACGGCGGTGAACGCACACACGACGTTTTTGCAGTGGTGCGAGGATTTAGCCAAGCAGGGCATGAAGATTGACGGTAAGCCGTTCTCGCTGGCCGATCGGCCGGCGCTCTTGCCGCTCTATGCGGCGATCCCGTCGACGCCGGCCGAGGCGCACCACAAGACGATTATTGTGATGAAAGCGACGCAGTTGGGCCTCACGGTATGGGAAGTGCTCGCGAATATCTTTATGGCGATCAAGTGGGAGCCCATCAACATCGGCATGTTCATGCCCGACCAGGCAACCGCGAGTTTTAAGAGCGAGCACCGTTTTATGCGTATTTTACGCTCGGTGCCGTCGGTGTACCGGCGCCTTGTCTCGCGCGAGGATGAGACCGGGCGCATGCGCCGCGTGGGCGAGGGCAACGTGCTGACGCGCACCTTGGGCGAGTCGATTCTCATGTTTCTGTGGACCTCGGGCAAGGTCACGACGGAATCGCGCCCGATGGACATTGTGACGCTCGATGAGTGTCAGGAAATGAAACTTGATGAGATTGACAAGGCGCACGCGCGCACGGGCGACTCGCACATTGATTTTCGGATGATGCTGTCGACCGCCAACATGCCCGACCTCGATATCGCCTTTTGGTATGCGCTCGGCACGCAGGAAGAGTGGCACACGCGCTGTCGCACGTGCAACGCGCTTACCGACCTCTCCGACCCGGCCGGCATATTCCCAAAGCGCTCGATCGCGTTCAACTCGGGGCAGATACCCGGGGCGCCGCTCGGGGATTACTGCTGGGTGTGCCCGCAGTGCACGGCGTACATCCCCGACCCGCAGGTCGGCGAGTTAGTGGTCAAGAATCCGGCGGCCGGGCCGCTCATGCGGTCGTTTCTTTTGCCGCGCGTGATATCCCCGCGCATGACCGCGCGCCAGGCCGCGGAGGGCTGGGCGCACTGTAAGACGGGCGACCAGAAAAAGAGTTTCTATAACCGCGTGCTCGCGCGGCCCTATATCGACGCCGAACAGTTGCCCGTGACGCTAGAGCATTGCATGGCGGCGGTCGAGGCGGGGCGGCTCGCGGGCGTCACGTGGAAAAAATCGAGCACGTTTACGTGGTGCGGAATTGACCAGATGGGCAGTTTCAATGCCGTTATCGTCAAAGAGCGCATGCCCGACGGGCGTCAGGCTGTGGTGCATGTCGAGGCGGTGTTCAACGATGATCCGTTCGAGCGCTGCGCCGAAATCATGAACCAGTACGGCGTGCAGTGCTGTGTGGTGGAACAACTGCCGAACGTGAACGATGCGCGCCGCTTCGCCAATCGCTTTCCGGGGCGGGTGTTTCTCGCCGGCTACCAGGATTTGAAAGACGATTTCATGAAGTGGGGGGATGACCTCTCGAAATCCGACCGCCACACCGAAGAGAACGAGCGCACGCGCCGCACCGTGACGCTGAACCAGTACAAGTGCATGCAGTCAACGCTCCATCGGGTGCGCGACGGTCACTGTCTCTTCCCCGAACCGGATGACATGATTGTCGACGTGATTGAGAACGGGCATCCCTTACGCATGCCGATCTTGCGTGACTGGGTGTTTGTGCACCTGACCAAAACCGCGCTCGTGGTCGAGCAAAAAGAGGACGAGAGGAAGCCGCGCGCGCGGGTCATGAAGGTCGGCATTGACCCGCACTTTAGTTTCGCGATGATGCTGTGTGATGTCGCGTGGGCGCGCAACTACGGCATGGGAACCTTTGTTTTGCCGACGGGCGACACCGATCGCGCCGACCGGATGGCGGAAGCCGCCAGCCGCAACATGCCGGGCCTGCCGCCCGATGTCGTGCGCATGTTCCACTTGAGCCCGCCGGCCGCGGACGTGTGCGGCCGCTGCACCGCGTTCAACGCGACCACGCGGCAGTGCACCGAACGCGGGTTTATCGTCCTGCCGACCGACCCGGCGTGCGAGATTTATGTGCCGGTTGCGGAGCCCGCCTAGACCGACGCGCAGCGCTCGCGGAAATACCACTGGCGCATGCGGTCGACCTCTTCATCGGTGAGGCCGTGGGTGCCGCCGTGCATCACGTGTTCGGACACTAAGCGCATCAGGCGGTGCATTTCCCGATCGGCGTCGGGGATACTCTCAATGATGGCAACCAGGCGTTTGATTTCCGCCTCGGCGGTCGTGAGTGTTTCGTGCGCGTGGTTGAAACTTTGCTCGGCAAGGGGTTTGTTCGCAACCAAAAACGAGGCGCCGCTAATCAGCGGTGGGGCCGGTTTTGCTGCGGTTTTGCGCATGGCCCGAGACTAATACGACTTTTATCATTTTTATATGAGGGTATCCCCGCTAGATCGCGTATGTGCGCAAGCGCACCGTCGACCATGGACACGGCGACGCCGGACCTATTCGAGTTTCCTGTCTACTGCGTGAAGCGCAGTACCCTGCACTGCGACAGAAAGGGCGGCCGGAATGAGTATCCCTGGTACGTCTGGAAGATCGCGCGCGAGGGGCAGAGCTATCGGGCGCTCGGCAGCTATCGAACGGAAGAGGACGCGCACGCCGCGGCCGACCATGACCGGCGGCACGGCGATCATCGGTTTTGATGTCGTGACGCCAGTATGGTCGGCATGCTGAATCCGTATTTAGCCTACATCAAGATCGGCGGCGCCGTGCTTGTCGCGGCCATCCTGTTTGGTACGGGCTGGCACATGGGCGGCGCGGCCACGCGCGACGCGAGCGACAAGGACCACGCGGCGCAAATGACAAAGGTCGTGGCCGTCCTCGAAAAGCGCCAGGTCGACAGCGACACCGAACTTACCCGCCGGCAAGGAATCATTGATGCGTATGACCTCCATAAAGACGACCCTAGTCCTGTCGTGGCTAACCTGGGTGAGCGCATGCGCTACGTCACCGCCAGCGCCGCCTGTCCTGCCGTGCCCGGCGCCGTCGCCGTGGCCGGCGGAACTGCTGATAGCGCCGCGGAGCCCCGCGGCAATGAAAGAACTGAACGATTATCTCGACTCAATCAGTCCGTCTACGACGCCTGTAACGCCGACGCCAAACAAATGAAGTCGATGATTGACTTGGCGAGCGTGCGGCCGCCGCCATGAGCAAGCGCAAGCGCGCCCCCAGCGGCGATAACTGGTGGGCGTACCAGTCGAAGAGAGGCCGCCAACCCGGGGAGCCCGGCGAGAGTGACCCGATCGTGCGACCGGCCGCCCGACCGGCCGCGCAGCCGAGCGGGACGCTGATACAGCGCATCCGGCGATGGTTCCGGCTGTCGTGACGCCACACTTAGCGCCATGAGTGAGAAGTCGACCTTTCAGGCCGCCTTGGGCGACGGGGCGCCCGCGGACGAGCGCCTGGACGCGCTCGCGCACTTGCAAAAGCTGCACACGCCGGGCGTTGCGGACCTTATCAAAGCGCACGAAATGACGCCGCTGATTGAGATTATCCAAGATCAACTCGCGAACGAGCGCATGGAAAAGGCGCTCACTAAAAACAACGTCATACCGTTTCCGTCCGATCGGGCGAAGGCGCACGAGCAAGGCATGCAGTCGGTGTGGCTCGATGACATGCAAGTGCATATCAACGGCGACTATTACGAGAAACCCGGGGTGTTCACATTTGACGGCATGCGCCAGATGGTCGAACAAACGCCCATCCTGAACGCGGTCATCATGACGCGCATCCGGCAAGTGCAAGCGTTCACGCACATGAGCAAAAACGACAAGCCGGGGTTTTCGGTGCGGTTGAAGGACGATGACAAGCACGTGTCGGGCGATGAAAAGAAGTCGATCGAGTTGCTTGAAACCTTTTTCTTGAATTGCGGCTGGGAGACGAACCCGCGGCGCCGGCAACGGCTGCACCGCGATAACTTCTCCGGTTTCATGGCGAAGCTGGTGCGCGATACGTTGACCATGGACTCCATGCCGATCGAGACCGAGTACAAGCGTGACAAGTCCTTGGGCGTCGACGGCCTCTACGCGGTCGACGGCGCGACCATACGGCTGTGCTCGGAAGTGGGCTACCAGGGCGACGATGAGATATTCGCGTTGCAAGTG